AATACCTGTATCAACGGCAGCTTTAGCATTTGATGATGTTAATGAGCCTGTTGTTCCTTGTACGCCTGTAGCTGAAGCAATTTTGTTAAATCTGTATGCATCAACTTCAGGGATTACATAACTTCTTAAGTATTCGCCAACCATACGACCTGCAACTAAGCCCAATGATTCAACATTGTCCATTCTGTCTAATGAGAAACGTCTGCCTCTGTCGTTAGCAAATGTATGAGTTTCCCAAGTTAATGTAATATCCCCAGCAGGGTAGCCGTTTGCTTTTGAGTAGTTGCCTAAACCTACCATTGCAAGTTTAGCAATTTTAACTACGTTTGCATCAGCAGTTTCTTGAACAAATTCTGCTGGTGCTTCTAAAATAGATGTTTTTGCCTCGTTTTTGTAAACTTCATCAATAAGAGGTAAAAATTTTGTAGTAAGTGCAATACTGTTTGCCATTTTTTAAATCTCCTTTTTTACTTTAATCCAAAGGCTTGTCTTAGTCCTGTTGCTTCGGGGTCTGCCTTGCCTTTGTTCGGAACGGTTGATTGTACTCCCCCCTCGAACGTTGCTTTTTTAACTCCGTCAATCATTTCCTTGAAAGCCTTAACCTTTGCTTTAGTCGCTTCCATATCTTTAGGTACAAAGCAAAAATCGAGATTAGATAAATCAACCCCCATTTCAGACATTACTTTTCTTGTTTCGTCTTTTTGGCTTGCAAGTGCATTTATATCCGCTTGCTCCTGATACTTTGTCTTGTATTCTTCCAACTCGGCATTCAATTTTTCGGTTTCCGTCATACTTGCTTTCTTTGCCGCTTCCTCAATTTCTGCCTTTGTTTTCTTAATCGCTGCATCAACTTTCCTGTCTTGCTCGCCTTTAAGCCTTGTTTCAAGTTCTTTCAATGCGTTTGCGTGTTCCTCATTGAGCTTGTCAATGTCTGCTTGCGTAAATGTCTTTACGTCTTGATTTTCTTCTGTCATTTCGCTTTCTCCTTCTAGTTTTACTGTCCTATACAGAATGTTAGTTTTACTGTTCTAACAACATAACTTTAGCATATCACAAATATATTTTGGTTAATCTTCTATTAAATCTTCGTTTATTGAACTCTCATCAAGTACGCAAGTCGAGCGGCAAGAGGGATGAGCAGGGGGAAAGTTCACGCCTATAACTGCTTCACTTATTTTAAATCTTTTATTGTCTAAATCTTTACATATATCCGATGTTCTGTTGTCTATTGTTGCATCATAAATATAATACTCATACCCTAACTCCCTTTGTGCTTGTTTAAAACTTTCAAGCAATACTTCACCGTCAACGTGTGCGCTTTCTGTCCTAATTAGCCTAAACGCATCATTAAAACTTTGGTTTGTTGCCTCTGCTAATTCCCTTGACATTTCTTGCATAGATTTCCCCTGCGGTATTCCCTCTTCAAGTATATCTGTAACCTTTTTGCCGACAAGTTCTCTATCTTTCCATAAACGCTCACTCCAGTTCATATTGCCAACCCAATCACTTGACAATATTTTTTCTAACTTACGGCTTGCAATCTTATCAAAAGCAACATCAAGCGTTTTCTTAAACCTTAATGCCGTTGTTGCCTGTGATACTTTTGCTACATCTTTTAATGTTTTATAAATCCCTGTTTCTTGCCCTCTTGTAGCTTCCGTTAATTGTATCTGTAAATCGGTCTGTAACGCTCTTAAACGGTCAATTCTGTATTTTGGTATGTCTTGCTTTGCTAACCGTTGTAAAGTCTTATCTTGAGGGTTCTGTTTTGCTTTTAGACGTAATCTTGCCTTGTATTTCTGAAATTCTGCATAAGATAAACTTTCAGCATACTTGCCCTCATCCCCGTATTTTTTGTAAAACTCTTTTATTTGCTTTTCAACGCTATCAAGGTTCTTTTTTAACAGTTTTTTAAGGTTACTTACGCCGTATTCAGCCGTCTTAATAACCTTAATTTTATCCTGTCTTGCTCTATTGTTCCAATATTCTTGGCTATTCTTCGCCATTGTTATCTTCTAACCCTGCATTGTTATTAAATCCGTATAAATCAGCATTCTTTGCAGCTTCTTCGTCTAACTCTTCCAAAACCGCATCAACATCTTCTATAAATGGAATTTGTTTTAATAATTCACGTCTTGGCAATACATCTTTTAATGCCTGAACCATTTGAAGCATACTTGAATTATCTGTCGGCAAGTTTTTACTAAATGTGATTATAATATTGTCTAGTAATTTTACATTGCTTTCAAACTGGTATTGCAACAAATGCAATAAAATTCTTAAACGCTGATATAATGCTTTTTCATACTTGGTTGTTTTGGTAATCCATAATTGGTTCATTCCCCAAAGTTTATATTGCATTGCTACACCTGATTGATTGCCACCAAATGCCTCGTCTGTCAAATCAGGCACTTGTGCAATTTGGAATATAAAGTTAAGCAAGTAATCAATCTGTTGCTTTGTAGCTTCAGGATTGATGTTTTTAATAATCCATTCCATTTTTGCACCAACAGGCAAGTTTGCAGTCTTAAACTCGTTTATATTTTCTATCTGTTCTTTCGATAATGTGCCACCGCTTGCGCATAATATAGCGTTTGCAATAGACTGTAAATCGTCTGTGTTATTTGATATTACAAGGCTTAAACTGTCTAATAAATCAGTTATACATTGAATATCTGAAAAAGCATCATCATTATTCAAACATTGAATAATCGGTATTGCACCCATATTATGAGGTTCAACGCTTTCTGTTTTGCTTATTACACCGTTTGAACCGTTAAATATATACAAATTTTCATTGTCATACACATAAACCCTTGTCTTTGGCACTTGGTTTTCTGTATAGTCATACATATAAACCGCTGCAATCGGGTTTTCAAGGATTGTGTTATCTATTACATAAAAAGTATTTAAAGGACTTAAATATTTTATTCTGATTCTGTCCTCGATTTTCTCGCTACCCTCTACCGCTAATAATAATTGATATGACACACCGAAAGTTGCCATATCCCCGCCCTGCTGAAAGTCTACTTCATCATCATTGCAGTTTTTCAAGATATATTTTAATTTGTCTAATATTGCCTTTTCTTGCTCATTTTCTGTCGTGTATTGTACAGGAACGCCGAATGTGTATGCCGTTGATACGTCAATAATGTATTTTGCCATATTTACATTAATTGAGTAATTCGGTCTGTCTTTTACCGCTCCTTGTTTAACAATTGCGTTCTTACCGTCATAATATTGCCCCATTTTTATTCTGTTAGGCAATATGTCATTTTTAAACGCTTGAATCCAATCTGAAACATTTTTAACGTTTATTTCTGTGTTGTCTGCTTGTATTTGATATATCATAGTTACCCCCAAACATAAGTATAAAATAAACAAAAACGGACTTTAAAACAACTTCATTTGTGCCTGTGCGTTCTTTAACCGTTCTACACTTGCATCGTAATAGTCTTTGTCTTTTTCTATACAGATAAATCTGCGTTTGAGATTATGGGAAGCGATTGCAACAGGACAAGAGCCGGCAAAAGTATCAAGAACCAAATCACCCTCAACACTTGATTTACTTATTAAATAAGTCATTAAATCAATAGGTTTTTCTGTTGGATGATTTTCATTATTTGTTCTGTTAAATCTTAAAATATTACTATCCCTGCCATAATTTAATGGTTTATTATTAGGATTGCAATATATAATCATTTCATATTGCGGTGCGTAATCATTAAACAAATCACCCATTCCTGTGTTATTTTTAGCCCATATTAAAATATTTTTAACCTTTATATATTTTTCTATTTCTTGTTTAAAAATATCTACATTATGCCAACTGCAAAAGATATAAAGATGTGCATTATCTTTTACAACTCTTGATATTTGTTTACACCATTCAGGCAACCAGTTTAAATTATCATCATTTTGTATTTTATTATATTTAATTTGTCTATAATTTGATTGGAAATTCATACCGTAAGGAACATCAGTCAACAAAAGGTCTATACACTTATCAGGCAACTGTTTTAATATATCCATACAATCTGCATTTATTATCTTATTTGTTATGCTCTCAATATCCATTCATTTACTTCTTTTGTTCTTACATCTTTATTATATCACAAATATTATAAACGTAAACCCTTAATTGCTGATATAGTATTTTGTCCGATAACATCATTTAATGCGTATCTGATAGCATCTAATGCGTGGTTAAAAGCATCAACCGGCACCGGCATATATTCTCCGTTTCTGTCCTGTTTCCATTCATAACTTCTAAATTCTGTTAATACATTCGGACAACTCGGATGTATATAAACCTTTTTATAACTTTGTATATGTTTTACACCGCTTTCAATACTTCCTGCACCTTTTTGGCAAGCTAACGCATTAACACCTAAATTCTGATATTCTGCTATTGATTTTGGCTCTGCACTATCACAATATACATACTCGCTGCCAATTATATCTTTAACCAACGGAGCACTATCTTTGTTCAATAACTTCCTTTGGTAAATTTCATCACAAATATATAAACAATCCTGCTCAACTGCCACCCTAACAAAAGCAAATGGGTCATTACTGAATCCCCAGTCAATGCCGTTATAATATTTTGCAAATCTATTTTTGTCAAAATCTAATACTTCAAAATTATCGTAAACTAAACCCTCTGCAACTCCTAACTCGCCTAATCCATAAACACGCCAAAAGTTATTATTTCCCTTTTTGCTCTCAATCATATCAATAATTGTTTGCTCTAAAAAAGGATTATCTTTGTAGGTTGACCGTATTAACTCGCATTTTTCAGGTTCTTCAACTAATAACTTTGTATGCACCCAAAACTCATTTGTCGGGTTGTAGTCAATAAAAATACAATCACGAGTACGAACCATTAATTGTTCTACAATGTTATAATTCAAGTGGTTTGCTTCGTTTATGTATAAAATATCACGTCTGCCACCGTGTGCTTTGCCTAACTTATCAAAAGCAAGGAAGTTTATTTTACCTTTTCCGCAAGTAAATACCTTGTCGCCCTCTTTGTAATGCTCTGAAAAGTTTATTCCAAACTGCTCACATACAAAAGGCATATCATTCAATACACCTGTTTTAAGATGCGGAACAGACAAGCCGACAATATCAATCTGTTTATTGTATTTAAGGCATATAGCAACCAATAATTGCAGGATTGAAAATGTTTTAGTACTTGATGTACCCCCTTGATTGATAATGTACCTTAAATCGCCTTTAAACGCCTTGTAATTTCTATCAAATACATTTGAGCATTTAAGCATTATAAATCCTCTAACATTTTTTGGTGTTCTTTGTCAGCTACAATAATATTAATTCCTTTTGTTGCTTCAGCATCAATTTCAACGGCTTTTCTTTGCGGATATAAATATTTCATTAATGTGCTAAGAATCTGAAACATCATTTGCATATCATTTTTATCTTTTGCTTGTTTAAATAATGCAACTAATTCTTTTGCTACTGCTAAATCCCCTAAATCTTCACTTAAAATAAGCGTTCTTTTGTTGGGTGTGCCTTTTTCTCTCCCGCCTCTTCTTTCACCTTTGGAAGCACCACGTTTACTACTCTTTACTACTTTAGTATTTTCATTTGCCATAACGCCTCCTTAATTGAAAGACCTTTACGCAATAAGCGTAAAAGCCTTATATGTATTATAACTCTTTGTTTAATCGGTAATTGCCAAGTGCCTGCTATCTCCGCTTGTTGTTCTTTTGGGTATATAAATAAACCATCTTGCATATATCGTTCACGATTATCAAGGGCGAGTTTTTCGCAGTAATTATAAATTAACTGGTGTATTTTTGTCAACGGTTTAATCCATTTTACATATTGTTCATCACTATCCCGCAATTTGTTTCCGTTATTATCCCTTGTATAGCAAAGTTCAAGTATCTCATTTTGCTTTGCTTCAAGTGTTTTAAATGTTCTATTCTTTCCCTCGTCTGTTTCAAGCCATATCTTTAATAATTTTGTAAACTTTTCTCTGTCATACTGATATAATGTGTAAAACTTTATATATGTCGGTATTTCATAGCGGATGCGTGTATTGTCCTCAACCTTTTCAGCTTCAGGCTCGTTAAAATACTCTTCTTCTACTATTAAACTTAATTGCTCTACCATACAAAATTATAATAATTTATTTTACATTTTTTTACAATACTTTATGACGGATTTTTATAGAAGTATTATAAAAGCAGGGTGATAATATGTTAAATTTTTCGATAAAAGAGCTTTGTCATTCGGATATTGCACAACAATATGGCATTAATAACAACCCCTCAATCGAGGTTTCAGATAATTTACTAAACTTAATATTTTATCTTTTGCAACCGTTAAGAGATAAAATCAAAAAGCCTATGTTAATATCTTCCGGCTATCGTTGCCCGAAATTGAACTCACACCCTAAAATAAAAGGTGCTGCAAATAGCAACCATCTATACGGATTTGCGGCGGACGTTCAAGTTTCAGGTATGACACCCCGCAAATTTTGGTTGTTTGTAAAAGAATCAGGTTTGGAGTATGATGAATGTATACTTGAATATAACCAATGGGTACATTTAGCTTTCAGAAAAGGCGCAAATAGAAAAAGATTTTTTGAAATATCTTAGTATTCATATATCTATCCTAGTTTATTTAAAATGATACAAAAACCAACAAGCCCTGAAAAGGGCTTTTTTCTTATATCAATCTTTCGGTGTATTTAATAGCAAATTCATCCCCTGCATCCAATTCCATAAAATACAATATTATTCCGTAACCCTCACAAATACCCAGCAAGCGTGTTAGCGGTACAATGTTTTCACTTCTATAGTGTAAATATTTATCAAGATTTGCATTTACTTCGGTTAAATCAATCTTTTCAACCCCTCTAAACTTTTTAATCAGTCTTTCGGGGTTTGTTTGATATTCCCAACGCTTAAATGTGTCTCTTATATCTTTGGCAAGTTCTCTAAGGTCTTGGGAAGTAAACTCTATTTCATAGGAATAATCACGTGCCTTTTTGACCGCCTGTCGTGTTAATTCTTCGGTTAAACTATTTATTATCTTGTGAGAATAAATAAGTTTTGAATCCTGCTTATATTCCAAAATATCTCGCAATTTACTTATGTTGTCTAATAACCTAGTCATTGTATTACCTCTAAACTATTCTTATATGATTTATCATAAAATCTATGACCCATATTACAATTTCAATAAACTTCCACAAAGCTAGTATTATTAAAATAAAAACAAAAGTTATATCTTTTTCAATCTCCATCTATTCAACCTCCTTAAATCCTCTTACATTGCCATAAAACTTTTGAACATATAATCGTCTTACATCACTTGAAAAAATACCAACTATAAAACAAATAATATCAATAAATATTATTGTAGGCATTAAAACAAGCCATAAAATAACTGACCTTATTTTCATCTATTCAGCCTCCTGTATGTCTAAATCGTCTAAAATATCATCAATTCGAATAAAACTTTCGTGATATTCTTGTGCTTTTTTGCACTTCTCTACAATCTGCTTCATAACGCAGTCGGTACAGTCTTGACAATCGCCATCAATATGCTCATTAACGCAATTATAAAATGCTCCTTCGCCCTCATAACAAGGACAATTCCGTATAATTATTTTTTTATTTCTCATTCCAAAATTCCTTTCACTTGTTGCTTTTCTTCTTCTGTTAAGGATTGCCAAATAGCATTTATAAATTCTGCAATACTTTTTTTTAAATCTCTATATTTATTTACTGCATAATTACCTGATGCTATTGAATATGTAAAATCAGATTTATGTTTGTGTAAATAAAGGTCTGCTCTATTAAGTAACCATTGTATCAAAAGTAGCTGTTTCTCTGCGGTGAATGGCACACTATATATTAATTCAGAATATTTACAAATTTTACATTTATACTCATTTTCACAAATATCCCAATTCCTATGACAATGAAAGCCTTGAAGTTCATTTTCAATCCCTGCATTCTCATAAAGTTTTTCTATTTCGTTCATTGGTTTGCTCCTTTAATACTGATTTGTTTTAACCTTTTACGGCTTATTTCTACTGCTTGTTCATTCATATCACACCCAATCCACTTTCTGCCTAATTTCTCCGCTACGGCTAATGTTGTACCAGAACCTGCAAAGAAATCGGCTACGACAGAATCTACATTTGAAGAAGTTCCTATTATTTTTTCTAATAATTTTTCAGGTTTTTGCGTTAAATACCCAGTTCTTTGTGGGTCTTTTTGTTGTATATGGTTTATACCTAACCATACATCTGGGGATAATACAGGTTCATCATCATAGTATTTATACACTTTACCGTTTGATTTTATTGTTCTATAAATTCTTCCATTTTCATCAATTTCCTTTTTTAGATTATTCCATTTTGATAATTCCGAGTCGCATAGTGGACATTTATTTCTTGGGATTGATGCAGCATCTTCATTAAAAATATGACTATCACCTTTTGAATACCAGAAAATCGTATCGTGTTTTTTGGAAAAGTTATTTTGTGGCATTCCACCACTTTCATAATGCCATATGATTTCATTTTTTAAATTGTTTTTACCATATATGCTATCTAGTATAAGTTTTATATAATGACCAACGTGCCAATCAACGTGCACATAGATAGAACCATGGTCTGATAGTAGTTCTTTCATTAGATATAATCTTGGATACATCCACCTTAAATAATTAGCCATCCCAACATCTTGTATTTCTTCTATCAATGGCAATATTTCATCAACTCTATTTTTCGGTTGTGTATTTTTACTCCACGCTATCATACCAAACTTTTTATCTGCTTCACAACAAAATGGTGGGTCTATATAGATTAAATCTATCTGCACCTTTGGCATTTCTTGCATCAACTCTAAACAATCTCTATGATGAATTTTGTTTATATATCGTTTCATTCTTCCTCCGCTAATTTTAATTTCATCTGTCCTTTATCAATATTTGGTCTATATTCTACACCAATATAATCTAACACTTTACCCATACCCAAAGTGTTTATTATGTAATCATATTGTTTCGGATGTGTTATCGCCAACCGTTGAAAACGATTAGGATATTTTTCTAAATGACAACCAAACCCACAAAACATACAGCCTGTCCTTTGGCATCCTGTTGTATGGTATTTATCCGTTTTGATAACATCACCATAAACACTTGCAATAGGTATTTTATAAGTATCTATGTATTCTAAAATATCTTGTTCAGTCCAAAATGCTATGGATGTTGAAGTCGGTATTTTGAGATTAAAACCGTTGCAACCATTTTGTAAATACTTTTGCTCTCTTAATCGGCTTTCATCTGCCATAGTTGCAATAAACGGCACTTTACCTGTCTTTTTATGATAATCGTGTGCAGGTTTTTTCTTCATTACATTACAGCACTTATTACTTATCTTAAATGGTGAATCTAATAAAAACTTCCATTTTTCTTGGTTATATAATGATTTATTACCGTCTTTGTCTTTTGCCGTTCCCATAAGTTTTGCTAATCTATACGGGTATTTGCCTGTTACAAGTGCTTTCCTTGCTTGGTCTATACATTCACTAACCTCTTTCGATATTATCGGATAACCGTATTTTTCAAGCACCTTATCAAACCGCATTTCAGGTCTTAATATCGTTACATTATCAAAAGTTTTTACAAACTTTCTGATTTCGGGATATTCTAACCCTGTATCAACAAATACGGCTTCAATTTCAGGATATAATGACCTTACAATGTGCAATAATACTGTGCTGTCTTTACCGCCTGAAAAAGATACATAACAACCATTTACCCCAAAATGTTCAACCCATTCGTGTATTCTTCTCTCTGTAAACCGTATCTTATCTTTTAACGGCATTGCTTGTCGTAGTTTAAGAGTATAAGCGTCAATCATTCTTCCTCCGCTTTGGTTATTCTGCTACATTTTCTTATAGGTATAGTAATTGCATCTTCAAAAGACCAACCTCGATTTAATCTTCCATATAAGGTGTGCCTACTTATATTAAATAAATTTGATAGTTCTCCAACAGTATATTTATTACCTTTATATTCAAATCTTTGTATTTCTTTTTTATTTTTTGCTTGTTCTTGAAGAGTTACCCATCTACAATTTTCAGGACAATAATTCTTATCACTATCAATCCTATCTATTGATAATCCTTCTTTATAACCATTATGGGTTGCCCACTCTTTAAATTTTGAATATTCCTTCCACTCTTCGCATACAGTAATACCCTTAGCTCCATACCATTTATATGCCATATCTTTATGGTTATAACATCTACAAAACATTGAATGATGTATATGATATAATTTAGATTTATAATCCCCGTGTTTTGTATTTTTAGTAATTTTCAAACATCCACAAGATTTAGTATTGCCAGATATTAAATTTGCACTTACTACTTTTACAATATTTCCACAATCGCATTTACAAAGCCAAACTGTTTTTTTACTCTGATTTTCTGCCCTTTGGATTACTGTTAATTCTCCAAATTTTTGTCCTGTTAAATCGTGTAATTTTCTCATTTGTCGTGGTTCTCCTATATTAAAAGCCCCTTGTATAACCACGACGAAATACAAGAGGGCTTTTCAGCATTCTAAAACTTTTTGTATTGTCGTGGTCAATAGTATTATTACATAAACATATTAAAAAATCAAACATTTTTATACCTTTTTATTTCTTCTTTCAGTCTGCCATTCTCTTGCTCTAGCTTAATACACTTCTTTTCTTGTAATTCAAATTCACCTGTTTTGTAAAAAGTTAGTGCTTTAATTGCTTCGGGTGTTTGAAAACATTTTAAACTTTCTTTTAATTCAAAGTTTTTGGCTTTGAGTTCTTCCCAAGCAGTTTTAAAATCTTCGTTGACATCTTTATATGCTTTGAGTTCTGCTATTTCTTTCAAAAACTCCTCAATTACCGCTTTTTGTAATTCTTTATCATCTTTTAAATAATCCGTTATATCATATTTTTCCATTATTACACCTCATCCGATTCTTCATAATC